CAGCGACAAATGAATATAATGTATCATCAAATGTTGTTGTGAATCCAGTTCCTTTTTGTAATTTGGCAACTTTGGGAGATGATTGTGGATAACTAACACTAAAACTAATCGTTGTTACAGGAGCTACAATGCTCTTTGGTCTGTATCCTAATTGTTTCGCTAAAGCTACTACGTTATCTCTTAATGTCGCTGAATCGAGAAATAACTCGTTCACCAACATGTTGGCATTGAAGGCACTGTAATAAGTGTTGTAGGCAAGGGCATCCAACAGGACACTCATTGCCGATCCTTCAAAATCATACGAAGTGAAGTCTGATTGTCCTCTTAAGTATTCCTTAAGAGCTGTTTTTATTTGGTTAAAGTCTAAATTAGAGACTTGTACGTATGATGGCATGGTTATCTAGCACTCTCTAGGAAGAATTCTACGTTTGCTTGTAAATCATCACGACCAATCACTTCATACGTTAGAGAAATGTCATAACCATTGTCATCAAAATTAGTATCTACAGTAAGATCTCTAATTCTGACTCTTGTTTCATATTTTCTCAATACAGCATAAATCTCATCACGAATGATGGAAGCAGTACCAAAATCAAGTGGTTCAAATAATAAATCATATAATCCAGTACCGATATCAGACTTAAAGAGTCTTTCGCCTTTTTTGGTTAGCAAAAGACTCTTTATTGATTGTCTGATGTCTGCAGTATCCTTTAATACCTGTAAATCCCCTGTAACTGGATGAGGCTTAAAATTCAGATTAAAATCCTTAAAGGTCTGAAAAGTAGGCATTAGAGATAGTTTTTAACTATTTATCTCTATTGATGCCACCTCTCGACAAAATCATCGAAGCCACCTGCCCCACCACAAGGTCTTGAATATCTGTCCTCTGGGATTTTATATTTTGCTTTTCGTAACAATTTATCTGATGCTGGATCTGTAATTAAAGTCATTCCTGACTTGATAAAGTCATCACCTTTATCTACGGGTGAATTTGCCATCTGTTTTCTCCTTTATGGGGTTGAACAGAACTTTTTAAGGGGTTCCTATCCCTTTTACTATTCGATTGTACATCTCGTCAGACCAGTACTTATAATAATCTGTTTTTGATAAATCGGCACGTGCCTTTAATAATTTATCACGCTTCTGGCATAGTATTAAGTTTGCTTTACCAAAATTCGACTGAACTCCATTGATAAAAGTTGTTTCCTCTTTATGATCATCTAACCAAATACAGTCCCTATAAGTCATATTAAGTTCAGATACTTTTTGGAGCATTGACGCTATTGAAACGTCATCTTCTACGATAAAGATCACTACGTCCGCGCCTTTTATCAGAGTCACATTGCTCAGAGCGCGTTCCTCAATAATCACAG